AGCATTACACGTTCAATAAGGACTGAATATGCTTTGGACAAAGAACGGATCAATACCTTACGAAACCACAGATGGTACGGAAGGCTGGCAACCAGCACCGGATAAGCCAGATTGTCCTGAAGGCAAGGAAGTGATTTGGGTAGCGCCTCAGTGGATCATCAGAGACCCCGCACCGGCAAACCGTGAGGGCTATCAGTGGGCGTATTTCTTGAACGAAGGTTGGGTAGAGTTGGCTACTGACACACAAGCAGAGCAACCGATACAATCGTTTGCGACAGACCAATTTTCCAACCTCACGACTGCACAGCTATAAGGCAACAATGTGTTCGGTTTCAGCGCCTATGCACAAACCCCGTATGCGAGTACCGCAGGCGCAGTAACGCCCAGTAATGTAAGTCAGGTCAATGAAACAGCGACCGGCACCGATCTATTAGATGCAACCCTCACTGAGCTAGCACAAGTAACGGAAGCAGCAACCGCCACGGATGTGGTAAGTGCCGCGCTAGAAGCAAATGCACAAGTCACAGAAACCGCGACTGGTGTAGACGCAGTAGATGCGTCATCGTTACAACAAGGCGATATATCAGAAACCGCTACAGGTTCTGATGCTGTTGATTCAATTCTGGCATACCAAGCTGATGTATCAGAAACAGCATCGGGCTCAGACACAATTAATGCCGAACGGATAGCGAATACTCAAATAACAGAAACAGCTACCGCAACGGATTTGACAAGTGCCTCACTTGATGCAGTTGCACAAGTCACAGAAACCGCTACCGGCACGGATGCGGTAAGTATAGGCAGTGATAATTTAGGTGACGTAACAGAAACAGCCACTGGATCTGACACCGTAGATGGTGTAAGAATTGCATTTGCACTCGTAGAAGAAGCGGCTACAGCCACCGACGCAATACAAGCAACTTACACGTTAGTAGCAACAGCGGTAGAGCAAGCGACTGGCGCTGACAGTATTTCTGTGCTTTTTGACGGAACGGTTAGCGTTTCAGAATCGGCTACGGGGTCGGACTTTGTAACGCCGGCGAATGTTTATGACGGGGACATAGCAGAGTCTGCCACGGCAACAGATGCAATTACAGCCGGCATCCTCTTCCTAAGAGAGGTGCTGGAAACAGGAACAGCCTCCGACGTAATAATTGCTTTTCATTTCCTGGGCGGAATAATCTCCGAACTCGCAACAGCTTCGGATAGTATTTCCACTATAGGTAGTTTTGGTGGGACAATACAGGAGGCAGCGCAGGCGTTAGATGTTTTGCTACCTGGCGGGTTGTTTACAGTGTCGCTATCTGAAACTGCCGCTGGGGCTGACGCCGTGGAAAGCAATTTCTTGTGGACGCCGATTGATGATACACAGATAGCTAACTGGGGCAACATAAACAGCACACAGTCTGCATCTTGGTCACAGATTGATAGCACACAGATTACACAATGGGATCCAATTACAGTGTCATGAGGTAAGTTATGCCAATCACAAGAACCGCACTATTAGACCTCCCTATTATTGAGACTGACACAGAAGTTGGCTCATGGGGCGATGCAGTTAACAACGGCCTCACCGAATACCTCGATATTGCAATTGCCGGCCTAACGCCTTTAACGGGCTCAAACTTTTCCGGGTCGCCAAATTACGATTTGAATCTAACACTCACGACGGGCGATTCGAGTGCGGACAATATCGTATTCAATACGGCCCAATATTCGGCAATCAAGGTTGCAAGTCTTAACGCAAACTCAACCATCATTGCTCCGGCCTCGTACAGGTCATACAAAATAATTAATGCGGATGCAACGTATTCCGTAACAATTAAAGCGACCGGCCAGACAGGCGTGGCGATTAGCCCTGGGGCATCGGCGACGGTGGTATTTAATGGCACAGACTATATAGCTCTTGGTGTGCAGGCTGCGGCTTCACTTACGGCAGGCCAGCTTGTAAAAGGTTCTGGCGGAACGCTTGTCACACCAGCTACGCCAGGGACGGATTACGTAGCGCCAGGTACAGCCTCAACATTTACGGCGATGCAGACATTTTCAGGGTCAGCTTCAACCATAGCCCAAACCATCGCCAACTCTTCTGAAGTGGTAACAGTATCTGGTTCGGGTGTTCCGTCTACCGTTGATTATGATGTCACCACACAGTCATTGCTTTATTACACGGGGTCTGCTGCTGCCGACTGGACGGTAAATTTTCGTGCCTCGTCTGGCACACCGCTCAACACTGCGCTCGCTGTAGGAAGAAGCGTCACAGTTGCACTTATGGCAACACAAGGTGTTTCCCCAAAATACAACACAGTCGTACAGGTGGACGGGAACACTATCGTTCCAAAGTATCAAGGCGGTATTGCGTGGTCGGCAGGTAATGCGTCAGCTATCGATGTGTATGTTTATACAATTATCAAAACAGCATCTGCGACATTTACAATATTAGCGTCACAAACCCAGTTCAAGTGAGCTTAATATGCCAATCATTCAGCGTTTAGGTTCCGCAAGCGCCAGAGGGTTTGGCTTTGGTAAGACAGGCGTTACGCATCAGCGCGTTGTACAAGAATCTGCAACCATAACAGACGCTACAAACCGAGCCGTATCTTATGACTCCGTAATTAGCGAGACGTCTACGGCGACGGATGCTATCGCTAGCCTTCTTAATAGCTTGAACCAGGTTCTTGAGGTGGCGACCGGTTCGGATGCAATCCAAGGCGAAAGAGGTTATATAAGCGTTGTCAATGAAACGGCAACGATAAGCGATTTAATCAGTACGATTGGAAATCAAAACATTACGGTTGCCGAGATTGCTACTGCCACGGATGCAGTGGCAAATATAGGATCGTTTGATCGGTCTGTAACCGAGACAGGGAGTATTACAGATACACCGCAGGGTTCGATTCTTACAATAAACGATATCGTAGAAGCAGGAACTGTAAGCGATTTAATTACCCCGGGACGAACAACTTCAGGGGTTATATCTGAAGTTGCGTTAGGTTTAGACGAAACAGAAAGAGTGGCGCTGTCCAATGGGGTTGTTAACGAAACCGCCTCAGGCGCGGATAGTGTTGTTGCTACAAGTTTGGGTTATTGGATTGCTACCCTTACTAACGCTACAGAAAACTTTGGTTTGGGCGTTGCTGTTGATCCAGGCAACAATGTTTATGTAATGGGTATTACTAATTATGTGGCTAATTCATCAGGATCGTTACAGCTTGCCAAATACAATTCGCTTGGAGAAATTGAATGGCAACGAAGTTTATCATCCGGAAGGGCTACTGGCAGCGGAGGTGTCGCCGTTGACTCAAGTGGAAATGTTTATGCGGCTGCAACTTATGTTATTAGTAGTGTTGATTATTGGGTGCTGGCTAAATATGACACATACGGCATACTTGCTTGGCAAAAACAAATAAGTTTTGGTTCTAGTGGTGCGACACCTAATCCTGTTACTGATATTACCCTCGACTCAAGCGGGAATATTTATGTAACCGGGCATTCAACAGGGTATAACACAGGTGGGTATCTACACGCGATAACGCACAAGTATGATGGTAACGGAACAGTTATATGGCAGCGAAGATACGGTGATTCCGTTGCAGCTAACGCTATAAGCAACTACACGTATGGTGTTGATGTTGATTCAAGTGGCAATGTTTATGTAGTCGGGGCAAGAACAGATAATCCATACAGCTTAGATACTTTTATAACTACTAAGTACAATTCAAGCGGGACAATTCTGTGGCAGCGACGTCTGTATGGCGCCAATTCCACCATTACTAGGGGTTATGGAATAGCTGTTGACTCAAGTGGTAATGTTTACGTAACAGGATATTACAGCACTAATACCGACAAAACTATGATATTTGCTAAATACGATACAAGTGGGACGCTTCAATGGCAACGAAACCTTGGTAGTCAAGATTTATCTATAGGCGGATTAAGCGTCGCTTTAGACTCAAGTGGTGATCCTTATTTTTGCGGCTATTCTACCAATAGCAGCGGGATTCGGACTATACAAATTGTTAAGTACAATTCAAGCGGGACAATTCAGTGGCAGCGCCGTCTTAGTGGTACGGAGGATAGTCAAGCTTGGTCCGTGGCAATAGATGCCGATGATAGGGTTTGTATATGTGGGTGGACGGAAAGAAGCGGGATAAGCGGGTTCATTCTTGCTAAATTACCCAGCGATGGCTCCGCAACCGGGACATATTCGGTCGGCGGATTTAATTATACTTACGCAGCAACCACGTTTACCTCATCAGCGAACCGCACCACTGGGTTTACCAGTTATACCTCAAACACGGCAACACGATCTATTAATGCATCGAGCTTGACCGACAGTGTAACTACCCTAACATCTTCGGTAACAGATATTTGATCTCCTATAGGCAGGGGCTACGCAATGAATTGGTCAGACGTTTTAAAAGCAGTCATACCGGTCATTGTGTATTTACTGGTGGAGTAAAATAATGGACGATAAAACTCACGAGCTAGCAGTCCTGAAGGCACAAGCCAAAATTCGGCTTGAAGAGCTAAAGGCCCAAGACTCTGCCAAAGAAGTTGCTGGTAAAGCGATTGGCGAAGATGGACTGCTGTACATCTTTTTGATTGTGCTTGTGGGCGTTGGCGCGTCCCTATTCCTAGAAGGCGAAAAAATTGCTGCTGTTATGGGGCTGCTTGGTGCTTCACTTACTGCACTTATTCAAATGCTAAATGGGATTGCTGGAACTGCGCCAAAGCAGGAAAAGCCTGAGTTTGAAGTCATCAAGGATCTCATCACTCGGTTGGACAAACTAGACCGAGCCGAGCCACCCATGCAAGTTGATGTTGAGGGCAGCAAAGTAACGGTCAAGAAGGGTGCCGACATCGTGACGGCTAAGGGGTAATTATGTTTGAGCTACTTAGTGGCGGTCTTTTAGGCTCCATCTTCGGCGGCATCTTTCGCCTCGCCCCTGAAGTCCTTAAGTTCTTGGACAAAAAGAACGAGCGCCAGCACGAGCTATCCATGTTCCAACTCCAGACCGATCTGGAGAAGATGCGCGGTGAATTCAAGATGGAGGAGAAGTACGTTGACTACTCTATCCAGCAGATGGACACAATTAAAGAGGCATTTAAAGAGCAGGCCCAGACCGCAAAAGAGGCTGGCTGGCTCGCTAGCTTTATCACTGCTATTACCCGCCCCGGTCTTACTTGGATTGCATTTGGCGTATACGTGGCTGTCAAAGCTGCTGGTTTGACCATAGCCTTCCAAACCAATGCCAATTGGGCTGAAGTCTTGACCAAGAGCTATGACGAAGATGACTTTGCCATGCTTAACATGATGCTTACGTTCTGGTTTGTAGGACGGTCAATAGAGAAGTACAACAAGTCGTGAATGAAGCAAAGAAGCTTTGCAAGGATGTACTGATCAAGCCCTTTGAAGGGCTGGCAAAGCGCTTGCCTGATGGACGTGTAACAGCTTATCCCGACCCCGGAACCCGTGGGCATCCTTGGACAATCGGTTGGGGTGCAACCGGCCCCGATATTAATCCCGGTACGATTTGGACGATTGAGCAGTGCGAGGATGCGCTAGACCATCACGTTGAATTCTTTCTCAGGGGGCTTTTTAAGATGTCTCCCAAACTTCAGACTGCCTTACCAAGACGCATTGCCGCCGTGACAAGCTGGGCTTACAATTGCGGCTTAGGGAACTATCGGGTTTCTACGTTTAAAAAACGTATTGATGCGGGGGACTGGGATGGTGCGGCAGACCAATGTATGCTCTGGAATAAAGCTGCCGGTCGAGTTCTCCCCGGTCTTACACGCCGACGTGCGGCTGAAGCTGCATTGATGAGGTGATCCGTGCCACTTAAAAAGATACTGTTTAAGCCAGGTGTAAACAAAGAAAACACTCGGTATACCAATGAGAACGGATGGTATATCAGTGAGAAGGTGCGTTTTCGCCAAGGTACGCCAGAAAAAATAGGTGGGTGGCAGCAGATATCAGGTAATACATTCTTAGGTATTTGCAGATCATTATGGAATTGGGTGACGCTAGGGTTTGACAATCTACTGGCTGTAGGTACAAACCTAAAGTTTTACATTGAGCGAGGCGGGAACTATTACGACATAACGCCAATCCGTGAGACTGCGACACTAACGAATCCATTTACAACAACCATCAATCAAACAACCGTTTTGGTTACGGATAACACGCATGGTTCTTCCACGGGCGATTTCGTGACGTTTAGCGGCGCTTCTGCCGTGGGTGGGCTAACGCTAAATGGCAATTACCAAATCACGGTGACCGGCACCAATACGTATACGATTACAGCATCGGCGCAAGCTTCAAGCACTGCCACTGGCGGCGGGACAGTGACAGCAAAATATGAAATACCTGTTGGTCCGGCTATTCAAGGTGCTGTGGTTGGGTGGGGCGCTGGTGGATGGGGCCAAGGCGGATGGGGTGTTGGCGTAACAGGCACAGAAACCTTAAGGCTTTGGGTTACGCAAAACTGGGGTCAGGATTTGGTGTTTGCGTACAGAGGTGGGCCACTTTACTACTGGAGCGCCAATGATGGCGTGAATACCAGGGGCGTAGCGCTTAGTTCGCTAGGTGGAACATGCACCTTTACAGCAACATCGCCGACAACCGTGACGTTTGACGAGACGATTCTGTCAGAAAACACGGCTGTTAAATTTAACGCAACAACTTCTATGCCGTCTGGCGTAACCGCAGGGACGACTTACTATTTAAGAAACGTGATAGGTGCATCAGCGAATATCAGTGCATCGCCAACTGGCGCATTGGTTAATGCTGCATCAACTGGAAGTGGTGTTTATGTGTCCAGTTTGGAGGACGTCCCGACAGCGGTAAACACAATGATCGTTTCGGATACATTCCGCTTCCTGCTTCTTTTCGGGACAACTGAATACGGAAGTGCGGTGCTTGACCCTATGCTTATACGCTGGTCAAACCAGGAGTCCTTGACAGATTGGGTGCCGGCATCAGCAAACCAAGCCGGATCATTGCGCATATCTCATGGGTCAAAGATTGTCACGGTAGTACAAACGCGGCAAGAGATTGTTGTATTTACAGATGCTTCGTTGTACTCGCTCCAGTATCTTGGGCCGCCGTTGGTATGGGGCACCCAGCTTCTTGGTGACAACATTTCTATCATAGGCCCAAACGCTGCCGTCGTTGCATCAGGCATTGTTTATTGGATGGGCATAGACAAGTTTTATAAATACGACGGCCGAATTCAAACAATGCGTTGTGACCTGAGAAGGCACATATTTCAAAACATCAACCAATCTCAGGTGGACCAAATCTTCGCAGGTACGAGCGAAGGTTTCAACGAGGTTTGGTGGTTTTACCCATCAAGAAATTCGACGGTAATTGATCAGTACGTCGTATACAACTACGCAGAGGATATTTGGTATTACGGCACATTAGGCCGCACGGCATGGAGTGATTCAGGTTTGCGTTCATATCCACAGGCGGCCACATATGCTAATAATATTGTTAATCATGAGTATGGAGTGGACGACAATACTACCGGCACGCCAGTTGCTATTAATGCTTATATTGAGTCAGCCGAATTTGACATTGATGATGGCGAGCATCTTGGCTACGTATATCGCGTAGTGCCAGATATTACGTTTGATGGATCAACGACATCATCTCCGCAAGTTGTCATGACCCTGATACCCATGATGAATTCTGGGTCTGGTTACAACAATCCAGAGTCTCTTGGCGGACAGTCTTACGCATCGGTTCAACGATTATCGACGACGACTATCGAACGATTTACGGGCCAGGTTTACGTAAGGGTTCGTGGTAGGCAGATGATATTTAAGGTGGAATCAACAGACCTTGGTAACGCATGGCAGCTTGGTTCGCCGCGGATTGACATCAGGCCAGACGGCAGAGCAACTGGACAGGGCGTATGAGTTCGTTAAAAAACCCAGCCGCACCAAATATTCCTCTTGCTCCAGAGGTGTGGGACGCTAGGTACCAAGACCAGTTTGCCAACGTTTTACGCTTATATTTCAATGGCTTACAGAATATAACTCAGAATCTACTTGGGCCTAATGGCGGTAGGTTTATGAACAATCCGCATGGTGGATGGTCAAGTGATTCAGATCAAACGGCTGCCAGCACAACAACGGCTTATGCAATTACGTTTGATGTAACAGATGTAGCTGATAGTGTTTATCTGGTTAGTTCATCCAGAATGACTGTTACGTATTCGGGTATTTACAACTTACAATTCAGCATTCAGTTTGCAAATACGGATACACAGATTCATGATGTAGATGTATGGGCGGCTATAAACGGCACAAATGTATCAAACTCTAACTCTCGGTTTTCAGTACCGAACAGTCATGGTGGCGTTGAGGGTCATACGATTGCAGCGTTAAATTTATTTCTTCCTATGCAAGCAAACGATTATGTAGAGCTGTATTGGTGTACAGACAACACAAGCGTGCGTATTGAGCAAATTAATGCAGCATCGTCACCAACAAGGCCGGCAACGCCATCAGTAATTGCAACTATGAGTTTTGTGTCTTCAATATCGGAGTAAGACATGGCAATTAAACAATATGTTGACCCAATAACTGGTGAAGTCACAGAGTACGACGATGGCTCCGATTGGGTCAAAGACAACTACACAATGCCAGACCCATACACAGGTGACTCATCAGACGTCCCGACGGTTGATGTCAATACGCCGTATGCGAACGGTACGGATTGGTCATCAATGTTTGGCAATAATATTTTTTCTCGATTTCTGTCAGGCACAGCCTCCGGCCAAGATAAAGCACTGGCAACGCTGGGCTTCGGTATTGCTTCATTAGCCTCTGCGCTACGGAACAAACCGCCTGAAGTAAAGATGCCTGTGTACAAAGAAGCTCCGGTATATAACCGTGCGCTTACAGCTCCTATGTTTCCACCACAGCCGGCGCCTACAACAAGTCCAAGCGGGCAAAACATTTACCAGCCCATGCGTGGGTTGCCGTTGTTCTTTAATCCAAATCCGTTTCAGTTCAATCCGACAGAAGCGGCAAAGCGTTACGGACCTACACCAGAAGAACAGGCGGCTGGTATGGTTGGATATCAGCAAGGGTTAGAGAGGCTTTACCAAACACTGGGTACCCAACCGGCGATACAGTTCGGTACTGGCGTAAGCACCGTAACCGGGGCTACTGGTAATGACACGGTGACCGGCGGTCAAAGTACGGTAACCGGCGGTGGCGGGCAAGATACTGTTGCAGGAGCTAGCGGCGGTTCGCTAGATGACTTGATGATGGCAGCCGGTAGGTACTTAAAAGGTCCTGGTGATGGTATGTCAGATAGCATCGAGGCTTACATCGAAGGTGGTTCTACTGGCGACGGTCAGCCCGCACGACTAGCAAGAAACGAATTTGTTATCCCTGCGGATGTGGTTGCAGATCTTGGCAATGGGTCATCGGATGCTGGTGCAGAAGCGCTGTATGAAATGATGGACAGGATTCGCATGGCTAGGCATGACACCAAGGATCAGCCGCCCGCGGTAAACGTCGATAAAATACTTCCAGCATGAGTGGATTTGATCAAGAGTGGATAAGGTGTTCGCCTTGGATACAGGCGGCGCTTGACCATGCGGGAAATTTGTTTACGCTCGATGATGTTAAAGAGTCTGTACTAAATGGTACGGCTATATTTTTACCGGGATACGAGGCGGTAGTCATAGCAGAAATCCGTGTGTATCCGCAAAAGAAAATCTATAACTGCTGGTTGGCGGGCGGCAGCTTAGAAGAATTAAAGATTGGCTTTGCACCAGCAATTAGATGGTATGCAAAGAAAGCAGGTTGTGATGCAATTACGATTCAAGGGCGACCCGGATGGCAGCGTGTATTTAACATGCGCCAAAAAGGCGTAGTCTTAACTGAAGAGGTGGCGAAATGAGCCTTGGTGGACCGTCAACAACTGTTACGCAGAGCGCACCGGAATATCAACTTCCGTACATATCGGATCTGTATCGCATGGGGCAGCAAATTGCCTACACGCCATACACACCGTATCAATTGCCGCGGACGGCTGAAACCTCTGGTTTATATCAACAGGGTGTTGAGGCGGCGCAGCAAACCGCGCAAACGCCAGGACTGCTTGGTAGTGTAAACGTCGGCGGTCAGAACGTTGGCGTGATGCAGGCTTACATGAATCCGTATCAACAGGCGGTAACAGATGTGGCCAAGCAAGGAGCCATGCGGGATTACCAGTCTGGTTTGAATACGCTTAAGGCACAAGCTGCACAGCGCGGTGCTTTTGGTGGGTCTCGGCAGGCGATTGCAGAAACAGAGATGATGCGCAATCTTGGGTCGCAGCTAAGCAATATTCAGATGCAAGGTTCAGCTCAAGCGTTTGATAAGGCCGGCCAGCTATACCAACAGGACCTGGCCAATCAACAGCAGAAGGCACAGACCTTGCAGCAGCTTGGCTTGGCTGACGAGGCTCGACGCCAACGTGATCTTGATCTGATGTATCAAGAGTTTGAGAAGCAACGGCTGTATCCGCAACAGCAGGCTGAGGCTTACAAGTCGATTATCTTTGGTTCGCAGCAATCGCCTACGGCTTCTTACTACAACGCCCCTGCTAATCCATTTGTTCAAACGCTCGGTCTTGCTGGATTGCTGTACGGAGGAATGCGATGACTACAACGATGGCCCAACAGGGCTTGGCCCCGGACATTAATTTGTTCGAGGCGATGGATATCTTCAAGAACTTCCCAGATGAAGAGCTTCCTAAGTACCGCAATGATCCGAAGTTAGCTTTAGTTGCAGCGGCGGAGATGGACCGTCGCTTACGTATTCGCAAGGACTTTGAGTCACGGGCGAACAAGCCCTCTGGTCCTGTAGTCGATCAAATCCAGCAGCAGTTACTTGCACCGCCACAAGGTATTGCGCAAGGGATGGATCAGCAGCCGATGGGTCAGCCCATGGGGCAACCGCAAGAGATGCAGCAGCCACAACCTGCCATTGGTATGGCATCTGGCGGCCCGGTGGCTTTTGCTGGCGGCGGTATGGGGCTACTAGCCGATCCAAGGTCTGGCATCTATCCACAGTCACAGGAATCTGAGGAAGATCGTAAAAAGCGCCTACTTAGAGAGATTGAAGAAAAGCAAAGAGCGCCAAACGTTCCTGGCCAAGTAAGTGCTATCTTGGCGGCAGAGGCGGCAAAGCTGAAAGAACAACCTAAGCCAACGGCGCCGGCAAATGCTTTGACCCAGCAGTCTGATGATCCAGGCAAGACAAGCCAAGATGCTTTGATAGCGGCAATTCTTGCCGGTCGGCAGCCGACGTCAAGCGCAGTAGCTGCCCCTGCCCCAACCCTTGGTGGCTTAGCAAAGATTGCGAAGGACTACATTCCAGAGATCAATCCTCCCATGAGCCCGGAAGAGAAGCGGAAGATTGAGGATGAGGAGATGGTCAGGTATCAACAGCGCTTCCCTGACAAAGTCAGTCCAATCATGGAAGAGATGGCCAAAGCTGCTGGCCAGCAGGTAAGCCCTGAAGAAGCTCGTCGTCGCGCCTTTATGAAGGCTGGTATTGCTGGACTTGGATACACGGGTCGTGACTTCGGTGCAGGTATTGCCGGTATGCTTGAGGGGTACCAAGGCACGAAGGAAGGTATCGAGGCTGCAAACAAAGAAGCTAAGATGAATGAGCTCAAGGCTCGTCTGGCTGGTGAGCAGTACAAGGATGCGTTGAAGCGCAAGGACTTTGAGAGCGCCCGCAAGTACGCAGAAGAGCAGGCTATCTACAAAGAGAAAGCTGTTGATGCTCGCAATCAGTATAAGAGAGATACGCTTGGCATCATGGCTGCGGTTAAAGGTCTAACAAAGCCCGACAAAGTTGGGGGCGCTGGCGAAGCCAAGGGATCGATGACAGCAAGTAAGCTTGCAGATATTCGTGAGAAAGCTATTGAACGTGCTCAGCCAGAATTGCAGAGGCTTGATAGCGAATTCGACAAGCGTGCTGAGGAGTGGTTCTTCTCGTCTACTAAACTACCCAAGGCATGGCGCACTGGATCTGATGAAAAGTCTAGGAGGGCTCAAGAGGAGTATGCTGAGCGCAGGAAGCAGATTCTTGATAAGTACACAAACGAAGTGCTTGATGTATTTAGAGCTGCGAATCCTCTTGTCATAACGAAAGAACAAGCTCAAACGATAGCCAGCGGTAAGAAATAAGGGGCAGATAAATGCCGATATTCCAGATACCTGGTGTAGGTCCGGTCAGCCTTCCAGATGGCCTTAAAGAAGATGAGTACGAAAAGGTTGTAAGGAGGCTAGTAGAAACATCAGGCGCCGGCCGGGTATCGGATGAAAGAGCTCCGTATACCGCTGGAGAGCTCTTCAAGTCTGGCATGGGCAGGACAGTCCAGCAGATGGGTGCTGGTGCAATGTATGACTTGCCGGCCCTTGGGCTTGCTGCACTTGCCAAACTAGGTTTTGGTGGCGCAGAGGATAAGGCGTTAGAGTTTCTACAGAAGGGTAAGCAGCGCTACGCAGAGATAGAGCGAGACTTTCCTACGCAATACAGGGATGTCACAAAGCTCCAAGGCCCAGGCGAATATATCGGATTTGGTATAGAAAAGGCGGGTGAGGCGCTCCCACAAATAGCAACGGCTATGTTGCCAGGTGGCGCGGCGGCATTTGCATCCCGCAATGCAGCAAGAGTTGCTGGCCAAGAAGCCATGAAGGCTGGCATACAAAGAGGATTGCCGGCTGCACTAGCAGAACGTGAGGCTGTTGCCGCATCGAATCGATTGCTTGCGGGTCGTGCTGGCGCTGCAACGTTTGGTACGTCATACGCACAGACGGCGCCGGATTCATTCAGGGAAATCTTTGAGACCACTGGGCAGATGGACCCAGGCCTTGCAGTGGCTGCCGGTGCGGCTAACTCGTTGCTTGAAAGCTACATCCCGTCGAAGATCCTTGGTCAGCTTGGCGGTTTTGGAAGGCTTAAGCTGGTTGAGAAAACGCTAGAGCGCGGTGGCTTTACAAAAGAAGCCGCAAAGATTGGCGCCAAAGCTGCATGGATCAGCGCTCAGGAAGGCATGACCGAGGTTGCGCAAGATCTTGTGAATGGCCTTGCAATCAAAACCATCGATGCTAATTACGATATCTTCTCCCCAGAGAATATCAACAAGTACATAAACTCTATGGCAGCCGGTGCTGTTGGTGCCATCGGGCCTGCTGCCGTTGGATCGATAGCCGATCGCACACGGCCAACACTGGAGCAACCGCAAATAACCCCGCCACGTGGCGGAGTTTCCGAGCAGATCCCGGTTACACCACCCCTGGCAGAAGCACAGCCAGATGTTGCGCCGCAGCAGAGTGTTGCACCGCAGCAATCTATACCGCCCGTGACACCGCCACCTGGCGCACAGGTATCACAAGCTGTCCCGCAGGTTACGCCGCCCATGCAGGCAGCGCCAATACCGCCTGTACAGCAGCAGGTGCCACCTGTACAACAACCTGTACAACCGACTGTACAGATGCCAGTGCAACCACAGCAGCAGGCATCCGTGCCGCCGGTGTCACAGGCTGCGCAACCGGTACCCCAGGTTACACAGATACCTGCGCTTCCATCGCCAGGTCCTGTAAGCCAATCGCCGCAAGCGCTTGTGCCTGAAGGCCAGCCTCCGCTCATTGAGATACCTAAAGAGTCCAAGCCTCTTGCGTTGCCTGCGCCTGTAGAGCAGGGTCCTCCACCTTATGTGGAGCCGCCAGAGAATCTTGGTGAGTTCCCGCCGCCGGAGGATGTAGCGGCTGCGATGGAAGCGGAGAAGGAATTAACTGCCAAGCGTGAAGCTATTGAGCAGGGCAAGGGAAGTTTGTGGTCGGCACTGAAGGGCCGCATATCCTACGAAGACATCAAAGACGCTACGCCGGACAAAGAGTTTCGTATGCTCGCCGGAAAAAGCACTAGTCCCATTTTTAAGGGGCTGGACCTGATGATCGAGGATGGTGAGCTTGATCCATGGTTGCCATACGAATTGCAGAGCGCACAGTTTGAAAAAGATCCAACGCGCACGATATCTGCTGCCAATCACATTAAGGGCAGGCTGGCTGCAAGAGACTTCTTATCCAATGAAACCAAGAATGAATTAGCGGTGCTCGATGCAGAGCTTGAGCAGTTGGTTCAATTTATTAGGGAGTATGAAAATGAATTCAGGGCCGACAGTGAAGTTGCCGCAGCCTTTGATGAAGAAAGGGCAGCCCAGCTTGATGCAGAGCAAGCAGCATTACAAGAAGATCTGGAGCAAGCTGTCCCCAAGAGCGAAGAACGAACTCCTGGAGTTAGCGAAGCTCCCGGACGAATTCCTATTCCGAAAGTAACACCATCGGTATCTGAAGCTCCTGCGGTTACCCAAGCCACGACAGTACCGCCTGTTACCAAGGCACCGAGCACAACCCTGCGTCCGCCACAAATGCCAAGCAATGTCACCAAGGAAGAGCGTGACATGTTTGATAGCTTGCGGGCCGAGATGGATGCGCTTGGCTTGAAGGATATTGTGCTGGATCTGATCAGGCCGGAGAGAGTCAAGCGTAAGAATAGCGCTGGCTACAAGCTTGGGTCCATGCAAACGAGACTCATGCGTGAGACAGATGCGGCGGGTAAAGAGCGTCTTGTTGCTATATCAAGGACCATGAAGGTTGCGATTGACCTTGCCAAGCGCACGAAATCCAAAGAGGCTCAAAACACAGCAGAGATTCGTAGGACGCTGCATCATGAAATTATTCATGCGCTGCGATCGCTTAGTTTGTTTACGGCAGATGAGTGGAAGACCCTGTCTGAAGCGTCTATCAGGGACTGGGTAAGCAGGAAGTGGCCTGGTGACCATGGGCTTTCCGTAAAGGATCTGTACAAAAGAGAGTCAAAAGATATCCAGATTGAAGAGGGTATTGCCAGGGCGTTTGAGAACTACACGATGGGTGAGTTCCAGCCTAAGGGTGCCGTGGCGCGTATCTTTCAAAAGACCAAAGAGTTTTTCCAGAAGCTTGCCAATTACGCCAAGGGGATTGGTATCAATGAGGCTGATGCAGAGATCTTTGAGCGCATTCTTTCTGGAGAGATAGGCAACCGAGCCCGCAGAGATCCTAAAGACTTCCGTGTCTTCTATGATCAAAACAAAATCGTTGCTGGCTTAGATCACAGCGATGCATTCAACAAATGGTTTGGCGATAGCAAGGTTGTGGATAAAGATGGTAACCCTTTAGTTGTATATCATGGAAGCACCGACCCAAAACTTAAAAAATTTGATCTTCGCAAAGCTATAGAAGTCGAGGGCGGTTTCTTTTTTACAGACAATATTGACGTAGCATCGCAATATACATACGAAAGGGCTTATGGGGACATTATTGGCGACGAGCCATTAGGGAAGGTTTTTAATGTTTACCTTTCTTTGCAAAACCCTCTTGAATATAAAACAAAGCCAGGCCAAAGAATTGTTGACGCAATAGAGATGTCGAAGGCTATTGCAGAAGCAAAAAATAAAGGTCATGACGGCCTTATCATCAGAAATATTGATGACAGCATTGGACAAACCGGAGATTACAGCGATATATACGTAGCTTTCAAACCGAACCAAATCAAATCAGTATTCAACAAAGGAACGTGGAGTCCTGAGTCAGACTTTATTCTTGAGAAGCGCGTAGAGACTGAAGATATCATCATGGATGCTGCGCTATTGGACGTTGATCCAAGCGGCTCCATGGATAAGCTTGTGATGTCAGGGCCAGAGTTCAAAGACATCAAGAAGAATACGTCGGAATACATCAAGGATCTTTCAACAGACAAGGCTGACATTCTGTTAAGCGCCTTGAACCTGCGCCAGTTAGGTGAGCTTGCAGCTAACGCCCTGCCGCAAGTGAAAGAGTTTTACAAAGCCGTATCTGACATGCTGGCCATGCGCGATACCAGGATTACCATGGCCGCGGATATCGCCCAGCGCTGGGTGGCATTCAATGACAAGCATCCCAAGATTGCGCAGATCTTGGCTGATGTCATGCACGCAGCCACGATCGCCGGCATTGATCCTGATACAGATCTTGTGAAGATCAGAAGCCAAGAGCTCAGGGATAACTGGGAAGTTATTTCCAATGACCCAGAGGCGCTCCAGATCTACCGTGATGTACGCGATTACTACGCTGAGTCGCTAAACCTATACGAAAAGGCTTTGAAGCAGCGCATCCGTGAAAGCATGGAAGAGGGGCGCCCCAAGACGCAGGCGCTCTACGAGATTGAGCAGGAGTTCAATAAGATCCGCCAGACAGGACCGTACTTTCCGTTGGCGCGTTTTGGCGACTACTGGGTGTCGTATGACACGATCAACAATGAAGGCAAGAAGGTTCCTGAGTACTACATGTTTGAGAGCCGCGGTGAACAACGCAAGTTCATCGACGATCTAGCCAAGCAAGGTATCAAGTACAAGAGCGGTATCAAGACCAGCGAGATGTTGAGCCAGGGCGTACCCATGTCAGGGTTCGTGCGCAACATGATGGAGCTGGTTGATAAGACTGATGGCGATACGTCAGCGCTCAAAGACGGTATCTGGCAGATGTTCCTTACTATGCAGCCGGATCTTTCTGCTCGCAAGCATTTCATCCATCGTAAGAAGGTGAAGGGCTACAGCAATGACGCGCTCAGGGCGTTTGCAGAAACATCCTTCCATGGCGCTTATCACTTGGCCAGGGTCCAGTACAACGGCCGGCTTGAGTCGCTCATGCTTCAAGCCAAGAAGTACAAGGAAGAGAACCCAAGCATCGAAGCCGAGCGTTACTACGAAGAGTTACAAAAGCGCAAGGAGTGGGTGAATGCGCCGGAGGATGTAAACAGCTTCACTAGCTGGGCAACAAGCTTCAGCTTCATGTACTTCCTTACCGCGCCAGCGTCTGCACTGGTCAACATTGCACAGACGCCCATGATCGCGTTCCCGTACCTGGGTGCCAAGTTTGGTTTTGGTAATGCGTTCAAAGAGTTGTCGCAGGCCTCCAAGGAATTCTTTGCGAGTGGCGCCGGTCGTGACAAAGGTTTCTATGACATCCTCCGTACGCTAGAGGAAAAGACCAAAGAGAAAGGCATCAGCGAAGCAGAGCTAAAGCGTAGGCAAGAAGAGCTTGCTGCCATGCAACAGCTTTACATCGATGGCACGTTGAACCGTACTCAGACGCTATCTCTTGCTGGCTTGGCGGAGAGGCCGTCGGATATTTTGCAGGGCGGGCTTGGTGCGGTGATGCGCAACAAAGCATTCACCGTGCAGCAGAAGGTTACCTACGTACTTGGATATAGCTTCAACCAGGCTGAGGTATTCAACCGCCAGATAACGGCTATGGCTGCTTATCGAAGCGCACGCAAAGCCGGCAAGACGCACGACGTGTCTTTGCAGATGGCCAAGGACATCGTGAATGAAACGCATTTCGAGTACACGAATGCGACCAAGCCACGGTTTATGCAGGGCCCGACGGCGCGTATCTTCTTCCAGTTCAAGAACTATGCGCAGCAGATGACATACCTGCTTGTCCGTACGTTGAACGAAGCTTTACGCGGGGCGGATGAAGCGACAAAGATTGAGGCAAGAAAGCGCCTGACTGGCATCTTGTTCATGACCGGGCTCTTTGCTGGTTATGAAGGACTGCCCCTGATGTGGGTTATCGAGGGCGTCATGAATGCCATGTTCGATGACGAAGATGAGCCTTACGATTTCTTCAACAGCGCCAAGAACAATATCGCTGATCTGTTTGGATCGAATGCTGCAAGGATACTAAGCGGTGGCGTGGTGTCAGAGATACTGGGTGGTGATATAGCTGGCCGTGTTGGCATGAACGGTATGTGGTTCAGAGACTCCAATCGCTCGGCTGATGAGGTGCAGGCATTCAACCAGTTTGTTACTGACCTGGCCGGCCCGTTTGTTGGTATTGGCGCCAACATTGCAGACGGTATCAAGAAGATCAACGACGGCCATTACATGCGTGGCACAGAAGCCATGCTGCCTCCGGTACTGAAGGACTTCTTGAAGGTTTGGCGATTCTCGACCGAGGGCGCAACAACACTCCGTGGCGATCCTATCGTTGGCGAGATCAGTACGTGGGGTCTGTTCCTACAAGCGCTTGGCTTTACGCCTACCGACCTGGCGCGTAGCTACACGGCCATGGGTGAGATCAAGGGTATGGAGAAGGATATCGAGCGCAGGAGAAAGCGCTTGCTCCAGCAGATCACGCTTGCCGATATCAATGGTGATACGGACACCTACACTGAGGTACAGGAAAAGATCCAGCGGTTCAATGAGAAGAATCCTGAGAATCCGATTACCAAGGAAACGCTCAAGCGCTCCCTGTCCCAGCGCACGAAAGATAGTGATCGTGCCGTGCGTGGGATTATTGTGAATCCGAAGCGGGAATATCTATTAGAGGAGGCGAGATATCTCGGGGAGGAGGAGTAGCCGGTGCTGGCGCTATAACCCGGTTCTCGTAATCAATACCGCAGAACGTTGCGTAATCACGTAGCGTTCTGACCTTGCCTAGTCCATAGATACCTAGATCCTTCTTGTGATACAGAAGGTCTGCCATGCGGTCATTAGATCGCTTGGCCATATCCCACCAGCGTATCGGACGCACCTCATCATCCTCGGCCGCCCAGTGGCGGACCTCTTTGTTTCTGCCATAGAAATGGTAGACGGGTGCAAGCGGCGGATGAAGAACGTCATAGCCATGGGTGTATGCACGCACAGCTATGTTTTGCTCTTCGCCATTGAAGTACAGAACAGGATCGTATGGAACCTCACGGACAAACTGACCCAAGGTAAAGATAAACCCGGCGCCTATGTGGCATGCAGGTACTGGGTAGTCAGACTTCATGATGTCTGAGGTGAACGTAAGCAGGGGGTCATGTTCCTTAAACGTCTCACCCTCTTTGATCTTTGAATAGATCAGGTCCTTGGTATGCGACGTGTCGGTAGGTTTGCCGTCGATGAACTCAAAGCCGCGGGCGTAGCAGGAGTAAAGCTTCTTTGGGTTGAGTGTGAAGTTGCTCTTCATGAGCCCTATGCACGTCTCATCCCAGTCCTGATCAAACCAACTATGTGAATCGACTTGTAAGAAATAGTCTTCGTTGTGGTACAGCGACTGACAGATGTGCCTAGCCCAGCATGCGCCTCGTGCATCGGTGGCATGAATGAATACGTACCGGATCTGATCAGCGAACCCTGTCTTCTCCAGGTGCCGATACTGGGGTGACGTGCCTTGGTCCACGATACCGAAGACAATGTCTTTAGGGTTCTTGGCTTTCTTGTAGCAGTCGTTTACGGTAAACCAAAGCAGCGGATCTCTGTAGGATGCGATGCTAACGAAGATTGTCATACAGTCCCTCGATGGTCATAGCGAGTAGGTCTAGCTCGCTGAGTTTGTATCGTGTATAGAAGCCTCGTTCACCAAGCCCGTGGATGCCTGAGTTACCTTGATGATGCTCAGGGCACAAAGGCACCACCAGGAAGTTGCTCGCCCGCTGGCTCATGCCTTGGCCCTCTCTGATGTGGTGTATGTGGGCTGGTGATGCACCAAGGTCTAGGTGCTTGCACAGGATGCATCCCATACTGGCGACGCGATCCATGTGCGCTTTATCTGCTTTGCGAGTCATGCTTGATCATTGTCCCAAAGCTTCCATTCTTCGCCAGTCTTTACAACCTTCTTGGCGTCCTCCATGCCAGCGTCATACCCGGCGCGAAATGCTCTTCCATAAGATGAGCGAGAGAACATAAACCGGTTGGCTTTGATGTCAATCTTCAGTTCTTCGTACCACTTGGCCCACGCATCGTAGGCCGGATGGTTTTCCGCGGGGCAGGTTCTACCTTGATTGCAATCACCATGGCACGGTGGACAGGTTTTCATTTGTTCTCCCATATACCTATCATTTGATCCTTGTGTTCGCTGAGATGGTTCAACACGTTGTAGGCCATCTTGATTTCTGCAATGGCTTCAAGGCATAGGCCCATGGCGTTCATGTAATCATGGTTCTGGCAAAGGTCATACACGCGATTCATCAGTTGGTCTGCTTTGATCAAGTGGCCCGAATAATCCATCAATATGTTCCTGTAGTTCATCACACATAAGATCACTAAGGGTCTTGCCAAATACAGTGATGGCCTTCCCCTTCGTGGATTTAGAAATAACCATCACGGCTTTCTCAAGTCCGCGCTGGTAACCCTCATGATAATCAAGCTGGGCTGCACCTATCGTATCGATCGCCTGTCTCACCAGCTCTGATGCCATGCCGGGTTTCTCACGCAGCTTCTCTACTTGATCCGGGCGCAGGTAGACCTGATAAGGAACTAGCTTTCGTTTGTACTTCGCTTCCATTCTTCAAACTCCTTGCGCAAATCAATGAGTGCGCCTTGTGCTTCTGTGTTGGAAGCAAGCTCCGAGCGAGACTCGATATTCAGTGCCTCGCATATGGCACGGGCTGCGTCATCTTCTGAGTGAGAAAAGCACCAACCCGTATCCACGCACCAGCGTTGAAACTCTGGATCTTTGGCCAGTATTCCTGCTGTCTGTACAAAGCTGCTGACCTTGGGTCTTACATAAGGCTGCTCATCTTCTCCAATCCGCACCATGGCCACGGCATAACGTGAGCCTACAAAGTCACGCACAAGGTCTTGGTTTAAATCATCGGGATGAATGGCCAGTGTCAGCATGAAACCTTCTTTGTTCTGACGAAGGGATACCTTGACGCATTCAAAGTTAATTGGATCCACGGAATATCCTTCCGATAAAAGATTTGATACGCTGGCCCAAGGAAGGCGCAGGATCTTCGCCTATACGCTTGATGTACTCATGCGTTGTCACCTCGAAGAACTCACCTGGGTTGGGTACCTGGGGGCCGATAGCGCCAAGCCCTGAAGCCGGTGCAATCAATGGCCAAACAATCCACATGGGACGCTTGAACTTGTTGCAAACATCGGTGAGAACCATGCCCTTGCGCACGGCAAGTCGTATCGATCGCTCCTCAGCGGATCCAATAAACCCTCTGCGCCATCCGCCAGGTGGCGAGAACATCTCTTTACAGTACTTGTAGATTGTCTTGTCAGAGATCTTCAACGCCACGGCCATTTCTTGCGGATGCCAGCCAAGGTTGTACAAGCCATATATCTCCTTCTTATCTTCTTCAGATACGAAGTAGTGATGTCTGTCGTATTTCTTAGGGCTACGACGGCGCCGCTTCTTGGGCGCTTCCATCAGAAGGGAATATCCGAGTCGTCTATTGGAGCCGGCGGTGCTTTCTTGGCTTCATCCTGCTCCCATCCTTGGCGGACCTTGCAGTTGTAGTACAGTCCGCTGCGCCCTTCCTTGGCCCACATGGATAAAGAAATCTTTGGCGTCTCTCCACGCTTTACCTTATTCATAATGTAAGCGCAAAGCTCTGCTGATAGCTCAACATCGCCACGGAAGTCGGGCGAACGATCGGTCTTGATCCGTGGGTTGAATAGGTTCGTTGAATCGTAGTATTTAGTTTCCATTAATCGCATCCTTACGTGCTTTGAACTTGGCTAACAGGTCCACATACAACGACTCATCGTGGGCCTTGATCTTTGCTACCGCCTCTTTGTTGTCCTTCCAGAACGCATTTAGTTCAGCTTCAGTCTTTGCCGTGGGCAAGAACTGAATGAACATATTCATAGCAAAATCAACAACTTCCGCCATACCTTTAACAGGTTCTTGAGGTTTGGGCTCAGGCTTTGGTTCGGGTGCAGGCTGCGGCGGGGCAGCGGAAACAGTGCCACGTGGCACTGTTTTCACAGCCGCATTACCGTCATCATCTTCTGGGGCGATACCGCAAGCCGCCATGAGTGAGTACCTACTGGCATAAGTCAATGCCGAACCGTAGCCCTGTGCATCATGTTTGGCTGCTGGAACATGAAGCTTGCCAGCGGATAACAGTTCGCCTGATGTGTGAACAAAGACAGTCTCAACTGTCACGCCATCTTGACACTCATGCGTCATTTGCATCAATGCGATACCGTTGTCATTTAGCGCATCAATCACTGCTTCAACGCACGTTGCAAGGTCTGCGTACTTAGACCGGAAGTGTGGGTTGTTACTTTGTTTTAGTGCGGGACTGAATCCCTTTTGTGCTTTAACTAATGCTTCCGCTATCTGCTTCAATTGCCTCTCCTAGTTGTCTACCGAAATCACAGTACTGCCTTACATCACAAAAACTTGTACATCTTGTATTAGCTCCGGGGCGGTGAACGATTTCCTGGCCGGGCTTTACTGCATCCTTTGCTTCTTGCTCTAGCAGGAATACCTTCAGTGCTCGCTTGGCTCCCGGCTTCATGATGGCCCATGCTTCAGGCTTGGCCCATCGTTCGTCTGGTGTACACAGTGGCGGATCATCCATGACTGTTGCGGCATGAAGTGCGATACGGCTTTTGATAAAAGCTTCTTGCTCTTCAAAGGTCCACAGGGGTACATCAATCTGTACGATCGGTGCTTCTGGATAGTCTGCATGGCGGCCTACGTTCCTGCGAGCCCAGTCTCTTACGATCGCATTGATCTTCAAGCCAACGACGTTATGGCCATGGGCACGGGCAAGATAGGCGTAGCAGTTCAGTTGGTATTCCCATTCGATCTTACCTTGCATGACTGCAAAACTGCTCGTAACTTTCCAGTCCTCGATGATGCGTCCATGGGGCGTGACAACCTGGCGGTCGATCGCACCAGAGATCTTCCAGCCATTGATCTCTTTGAAGTAGCGCTGCTCGGTGATCACGTCTTCTTCTGAGAACTTATCCAGGATGTGATGCACGGCTGTACCGAATAGACTGAAGACGGTATCGGATACGTCTTGCTCCATGTCATCGAAGTGCTTGTGCTTGAGTGCTACGACCCGCGGGCTGTCGATAAGCTCTGTGACAGATAGCTTGGCATCGCCCTTGGAGTAGTTCTTGTTGCGTGCAAAGCGCAGCAGGACATCGGGCAGGTTGTATTTGTTAGTGATGTTCATGGCTTACTCTCTTCAAACTTCTCCATAGCCGCTTGTAAAAGCTGTAGTACTTCTGGGTTAGGCGCCTCAAGGTAACGGTGAATCCAGAACATAACGTCCTCTGCTGCGAGGATCGCTTCGTATAGCCAGCGTTCATGGTTCATCGCTCCCTCCGTTTAATCATCCCAGTCCTGATCAAACCAACTATGCGAATCGACTTGTAAGAAATAGTCTTCGTTGTGGTACAGCGACTGA